GCCTTGCCTGCCAGTTGATTTTTCATTTCTGTCCTTTTGTTTGAGTTTGTTCCGTTGTTACGCCGTCCCCCTCCGCGCCTTGCGGACTTGCGCCACGGTCGCGCTGCGCCCGATGAACTCGTCGAAGGTCTGCGACTCCTTCGGCTCGTAGTCAACCGGCAGCCGGTTGTTGACCAGCTCCTTCTCGTCCACGAAGAACACGCGCTGGCCGGGGCCGTCCACGACCAGTATCGGATGCTGGTTGTCCGCCATCTGCGTCGAGATGCCGAACGAGGTCTCCGTGCCCTCATTTCCTTTGACCAGCTCGTCGAATATGATTCGCGCGAGGTAGTTGTGGTCTGTCCACCGCCATTCCTTCCTGATGGCGGCCTTCACCTTGTCCACATAGCTGTCGCCGCCCCAGTGCAGGTAATACCACACGTCGTTGACCAGCTTGTTTCCGTCCTTGTCCGCCGCAGGAAATGATTCCTGGCGGACGACTACATTGCATCTGTCTCCCATACTTGACTCTCTTTCTTTGGTTGTGACGCCATGCGGCGTCGTTGTTTGTTTTTACTGAATTGTTTCATTTTAACGCCTTCCTCCTCTGCTCCGCTAGCTTCCGCAGCTTCCTGCGCTGCTCGACGGCCATTATTTCCTGAGTGACCAGGCTGGGAACCGTGAAGAAAGTTGCCCTCGGAAACGGCTCGTTGAATCCCATCCCCGGCTTGAGCGAATACCAGCCCAAGCCATGCACCGGATGATGTCTTGGAACAACTTCTGGATTGTTCTTCATCAATGTATAAAGGCTTCCGGTTTCTCTGATGATCAAGTCTCCGCATTCCTTTGTGCATCCTTTGCAGAACTTCAATGTCAGCTTCCTGTTTTTCATAAATCAAAGAGCCGCCGGAGCAGTGTGAACCGTTCCGGCGGCGTTGATGGTTACTTGACGTGAACCGTGTCTCCGAACGGGGCTTTCTTGTCCGTCCCGTAGGCTATCCAGATGACTGGATACGGCGGCTCCTCCTTCGGAAACGAGCCGTCGAGGTCGGTGAGATACACGACGCACTTGGGAAGCTGCGGCTGGTCTTTCAGATGTTCAAAGACCGGCTCGAACGCCGTCCCCCCTCCACCCGGAGCCTTGTCGTCCACCTGCCCTCCGCGACGATACTCCTTGATGCGGTGTATCGCCGAGTCGCAGCAGATTTCCAGCACGCTGCTCGGCTTCATGTCGTCGAGGCAGGCCTGCATCTCGCCCTTGAACTCCGTGAGCAGCTCATGGTCTATGCTGCCGCTGGTGTCAATGGCGAAGCAGACGCTGCCCATGCGCTCGCTCTCCAGCGACGGCATGATGAACCCCGTGGAGTCGGACATCATCAAGTCCGGCTTCATAAAGTTCCAGTCGTCGTTTGCCAGCTCTCGCAGCAGGTTCCGCAGTATCTCCTGCCATGGCACCTGCGGAGTGAGCAGTTCGCCGATCATCCGGTCAATTCCAAGCAGCACCGCGCCGCGCGACTTGGCCGCGTGAGCTGATTGAATCAGCACGTTCTGCCAGTTGTTCTCCTGTTTCTGCTGGGCCGGGTCAGTCCTGCCTTGCGGAGCGAACTCCGAGAACGGCTGGCGTTGAGTCTGCGGCGGCTGTCCGCCATTCGCTCCTGAAGGCGATTTGGGAGGCTTTTTGCCCTTGCCGCCACTCGGAGGCGGCTGACCCCCGCCTCCGCCTCCCTGCCCTGCGCCAGGGCCGTTTCCGCCCCCCGGCTGTTTGGGCTGTGCCTGGAGAATTCTGTAAATCTTCTCCTCGGCCATTTCGTCATACGCAGCGTGGTTGAATTCCCTCACCACTTTTTCCGGCAGCGGGAACGGATTTGCCAGCCCTTGATTCGTCTGAATCTTGCCGAACGCATCCATCATGCAGCGCGCCGCCGCGTCGCACGCCCTGCCCCAGTTGTCCATGTCGGCTCCGACAGGCTGCCGCCAGAGATGCCCAAGCATACAATGGCTGACAGCCTCGCAATACACGGTCACGACCTCCTCGTCCTTGAGCTGGTCGAACCATTGGGGATTCCAGCGGATGTCCTTGCCGTCCGTGATGGCCGTAGGGACGCCTTCGTCCCATGCGACCGGCAGACGTGCGACACCCGCCGCAAAGAACGGCGCATTAAACAGGACGCTCAACTGCGCGCGCTCCAGTCTTTGTTCACGGCTCATTGCATTATCTCCTGTTTCCATTTGTCCATCTCCCGCGCCCATTTCATGGCAAGCCTTCTGGACTTGCGTTTGCGGCCGGAGCGGTGCAGGCGGAACTTCATAAGGTTCCTCTGTGCCCGCTCAAACCGCTCAAATGCATGAGAGTTGACTGGATTTTGTGGTTTGTTCATAGGTTATGATGTTGCGAGGCAGATGGCTTTTCCATCCGCCGAATTCGCCCACGGAATGAAGTCCCTCGACGAGCTGATGGGCTTGTAGTCATTCTTGAGCCGGTTCATTTTACGGTTGACAGACTCCGCCTCAATGGCGTCCCGCACGGACAGCGCGCGGAACATCTGCGGCATCCGTTTGGTGTATTTGAGTATCTGGCCGAAGTTGGTGCAGTTCATCCGGCTGGCCAGCGCCATGCAGATGAGATACCGCGCCGACGGATTCTCCGGCACAACCGCGCCCGACGGGTCGAGCATCACGGCGTCCACGTCCGGCAGCTCGTTTTGCAGCTCTCGGAACGCCAGGAACTTAACCGCGTTGCCTTTGCCGACGCAGCCGCCGATGACCTCCTTGTCATCCACCCCGCACTTTATCCACTGCGAGACGTATTCCCACCCGCGCGGCGTCGCACCTTCCACGTGCATCGTCTTGGACGGCTTCCAGTCATGCAGCGAGTCCGGCGCGTTGCGGAGGAACGCAAGAACCGCCGTGTCCCAGTCGCCGGCAAGCCCGTATTGCACCACCGATTCAACGTCCGTCTCGACGCTGATGATGGAATGAAACCGGGTCTTGAGCGGCTCAATCATTCCATAGACTCCGGCACCGTGCGTCACGTCATTGCTCGCCGCGTGGATGACCACATGGTCTGGCAGCTTGCGTCCGTCTATCTCGCCGAACTGGATGAGGCGCAGGATCGCCTTCATCGTGGATTCGGTCGCCTCGCCCAGGTCGTCAAAGACGAGGAGGGTTGGTTTATCGGCGTGGAACGCCTTGTAGATGCCGTCAAACAGGCAGTGGGTCGCTCCGCCGTTGTCGCGGACTGGATAACCACGGATGGTTGACGGGTCTTCAATGGCCGAACACAGGCCGATATAGTCCCAGCCCAGCCGCTCGCACGCCTCCATGTGCGCGTGTGTCTTGCCGATGCCGGGCGCTCCTATCATCATCAGGCGCTTCTTTGCCTTCATCGCGGCGACAACCAGGTCAACCGCATCATTTATTTTCATGTTTTACCTTGCCTTTCCTTTGTTTTGTTTTCTGCTGTTGTTTCCACTGTGCGACCCTTATCGCCCGCACGGTCGGGTCGAGAACCCATGCGGGAATGTCATAATAGCTCTGCCTTGAGAGGGTTTTGCCGGACTCCAAATCAACTACATTGCCTTGCATGATTGAATTACCGGAAGACGTGTATTTTTCCTCCAAAGCGTCCACCGTCGAAGCCGTTTCAATCAATCCGCTTTGGTCAGTTGCAATTCCTTTTCCTTTGCCAAAAGGATTAGTCCTTTTGAACTGCCTGAAGAATATCATACGGCCTCCACGGTTGATTGTTGAAGCTGTGCGATGCGCTGCTCGACCTGTTGGGCCTGTGCCGCGACGAGCCGCCGGACGGGAAATTCCTGATTCCTTGCCAGCTCGAATTCCAGCTTGACTATCTGCCGCTTATTGAGCAGTTTTTGAAGCCTCTTGGATGCTTTGCCCTGTTGATGCGATGCGTTCATGTTTTACTTCCTTCCTTTTTATTTTTTGGATGGTTTGAATTGACTGCGAAATCTCAATTTCGTCCACAATTTGGTTTTGAACGAGTGAAATTAGTATTTTGCCGGAGCCGTAGCCGTAGCCGTAGCCGTTGCCGGAGCCGGAGCCGTTGCCGGAGCGGGAGCCGTAGCCGTAGCCGTAGCCGTAGCCGTTGCCGGAGCGGGAGCCGTAGCCGTAGCCGTTGCCGTAGCCGTAGCCGTTGCCGTAGCCGTTGCCGTAGCCGTTGCCGTAGCCGTAGCCGTAGCCGTTGCCGTAGCCGGAGCCGTAGCCGTAGTGGTAGCCGTTGCCGTAGCCGGAGGTGTTCACGTTGATGTTCATACCCATTTTCCTTCTTTGACGGCGACGAAAAAGACAATGCGGGAGGCGGGCACAAGAACGGTTCCGCAATCGTCCACGACGGTTTCTGTTGTCGGCCCGGCAGCAAGCTGGCCGATTCCTTTATCTGTGCCCCAGACGCGGATATTTTTACAAGCGTCAATCCGCAGCGTGCCGTCCGGCAGCCGCGAGCAGTCGCCGACGTGGACGAAGCCGTTGTCAATGACGACGATTTGTTTTCCGAGAGGAATAGCATTCATTTGATTTTACTGTATGCAGTTATGCAAACAAAGTCCATCAGGAC